ACAGGCGGCACTAGCCACCGCGCTCGATGTATCGCGGATGACGGTGACCAAGTGGAAAGGCCGGATACCAGCCGAGCGGGTGCTTCCGATATATCATGCGACGGAAGGGCTGGTGTCGCCGCACGAGATGCGGCCCGATATCTATCCAGACCCGGCCTGGCGGCCCTGAGTTCGCCGTGACGGGACAAACACGATTAAGTAGTGGTAAGGCAAGGGTCCGCACCTGATGTTCGCTATCGTGCCAAATGAGGTCATTCTGGACCATTCGCTGACGCTTATCGAAACCCGCGTCCTGATAGGACTCTACTCCTACCGCGACCCCAAAAGCACGCGCCCGGTGTGGCCTGGCAGGGTGGCGCTATCAAAGCGGTGCGGGTATCACCCGGATGTCATATCGAGGACCACGAGCTCGCTGCAGAGCAAGGGCTGGATTCGCAAGATAAGGCGCGGCAAAAAGCGCACCAATACCTACGAGATTCTAGGTAAAAGCGACCTTACCGATCCGGTCAGTTTAACGATAAGTGATGCGACCGATCCGGTCAGGAGTGATGCGACCGAACCGGTCAGGTCCATAGGAACAGACCAATTAACAGACCAGTATCTATCTAGTCCTACTAGACCACAGGGTAAACATTATGGAAGAAAACTCAGTGTTGTCGAACAAGCAGCCGCCGCCACTGCACGAGTCGAAGCTCGCCTCGCTGCCGAAGCAGCAGCAGATCCGGGTGATAACGCGCTTCTGGCAGCGGATGGCGCAGATATACGGCCATCGATTTCACAGCGCGTGGGGATCGTGCGCAAACGATAACGGAACAATAACCGACACTGCGGATTTATGGCTGCAGGGCCTGGGCAAATATAGTATGGATGAAATCAAAAACGGCATCACAAAATTGATCGACAAAGGGCTCGAGTGGCCGCCTACGCTGCCCGAGTTTATGCACTTGTGTAAACCCGAGCGCCTGGCACCGTATCACCAGATGGCCAAGCAGTTGCCGGCACCTGAGATTGATCCAGACCTGGTATCTAGTGAACTGCTGAAGATTCGCAAGTTATTGCGGTGTGCGGCATGAAGGGCTGGTTGAGCTGGGAGTCGTTGATCTTCATCGGCGTCGTGCTGACGATCGTGCTCGTGGTGCTCGCGGGCTGCAGCTCAACGTATGTATCCACAACTATTGCCGACACAGAATATCAGTGGCAATGGTCTTTTGATAAAACCGAGGTTCTTGATTGATGAGAATTAAATATTGGTGGGGTTTCGCCCCATTGTTTTGCATTACCTTGGCTGGCTGCACTCAGGTCGATGTCGGCAGTGGTGTGAAGGTCTGCACAGGCGCAGATGGCACGACTGAGTGCAGTGAGGCTCACGATGAGTCCGACAACAGCGACAACAGCGACCGTAGCGACAATTCCGATAACAGCGCCGGTTGAATGAGCTGTCACTGTTCGCCGGGGCCGGGGGCGGTGTCCTCGGCACCAGGCTGCTCGGATGGAGATCAGTCGGATATATCGAGTGGGACAAATACTGCCAGCAAATCCTCGCGCAGAGGATCAAGGACGGCATCCTCGATGAAGCCCCGATCTTCGGGGATATTGACGATTTCATCAAGTCCGGTGCCGCTAAAAAATACCAGGGCTATGTCGATGTGGTTACGGCAGGCTTTCCCTGCCAACCATTCAGCGTTGCAGGAAAGAAAAAAGGCCAAGACGACGAAAGGAATAAGTGGCCGCAAACGATCCAATGTATTCGCGATGTTCGACCCAGATACGCACTCTTGGAAAACGTCCCAGGTTTGCTTAGTTCTGGGTACTTCGGCGAAATCCTCACTGCGCTGGCCGAAGCAGGGTTTGATGCGAGATGGTGTGTGCTCGGAGCTGACGATGTCGGTGCCCCGCACAGACGTAAAAGGCTCTGGATCAAGGCTACCAGCCAAGACCCCGAGCGCAGCGGATGCCTACACGGGGAACATGAAGAAGGACGAATTCAGGTTCGGGAACAGCGGAAGTCTGGCTCAAGAGGTGGAGAGCGGGTTTCTGGAAACTCATCGGAAGTGGCCGACTCCACAAGCGCGGGATTACAAGGACACGTTGAACAGTCGGCCCAACAAACAGGAGCATTTGCTCGACAGGGTGAGGCAGAAGATGTGGCCGACTCCAAACACGATGGACTCGATGAAGGGCCGAACCCCAGAAGAATTAAAGAAACAAGCAACATACAACAAGGGGAAATGGGGGCCGAAACTTCAAACGGGGAACCTGAGAGATGCAGTGATGTGGCCAACTCCGACGAAAAGCGACCACAAGGGGTCAGGCCCGACGATGGTCAGAAAAGATGGGAAATTGAGGGGGGATCGCCTGGACTACGCGACGGAGCGGAACTCGGACGGAAGCCCGACTGGTGGTCAACTGAACCCGAACTGGGTCGAGTGGCTCATAGGGTGGCCCATCGGGTGGACAGACTTAAAGCCATTGGCAATGGACAAGTACCAGCAGTGGCTGCAGCAGCATGGACGATCCTGAGTGGCGGCACATGAGGCTATGCGCGGCTCGCCGGGTGTGGCCGATGCGCAATCAGCGCACACCGTCGGGCCGGCACACCTGGGGCGAATGGTTCGAGCGCAAGTTCGGCATCTCTCTGCTTAAACTGCGCAAAAGCGAGGGCAGTGCCAGGCGTCCGTGATCTGCAGCGCCGCACGCCGATGGTGCTCGGTCCCTGCGACCTGGGCTGCTGGTGGTGGTGGCGCTGCAAGCACCAGCAACTGGCCTGCCTAGAGTTCGAAGATTTCGTAGAGCGCGAGGGCATCACAGTGACGCCGCCGATCAAGTTCACCGCCAGCCATGAGATTTACGAGCGGGTCTTTATCGATGATCGCCAGGTAGGCCGGCCGAAGTCGTGCAGTTAAGTCTGCCCTGGCCGCCGTCGGTCAACCACTACTGGCGTATGGCAAAGGGGCGGATATACATATCAGCCAAGGGTGTCGCCTATCGGGAGGCGGTGAAGGTTTTAACGCAAGGCGCCGGGTACTTCTACCCAGACACTAGGCTCGATGTTGCCATTGTCGCCAACCCTCCAGATCGACGCCGCCGGGATATCGACAACCTGCTCAAATGCACCCTGGACAGTCTGGAGCACGCCAACATATTCGCTGATGATAGCCAGGTCGACAAGCTCGCCATCATCCGTGGGGCGATGATCCCAGGCGGCGGGATGTTGGTCACGATACAATCCGTGTCGTGAACGACCTCACCATCAAGCAGGAAAGATTCGCCCAGACAGTCGTCGAGAACGGTGGCAAGCTGTCGGTTGCCTACCGCATCGCTTATGACGCTGAGAACATGTCCGATGACAGCGTGAAGGTCGCGGCGTGCAAACTCGCACGCGATCACCCTGGCACCAGTGCCCGCATAGCCGAGCTGCGCGGCGAGCTCTTAGAACGACATAGGACGAGTGTGGACACGATCACCGCAGAGCTCGAAGATGCCCGCCGCCTGGCGATGGATGAACGAGCGGCAGGCCCAGCGGTGCAGGCGTCGATGGGTAAGGCCAAGCTACACGGTCTGCTGGTGGACAAACGGGAAGTCACCACGCCGCAGGGGGTCAAGTTCGTGATGATGCCGCCGGATGCTGAAAGAAAAGAAGGAGATTAGATACCGGGCATCGCCTGCGCTCTGGACCTTTCACCAGGATGACTCCTTTGTTCGGGGTGTGATGGGTCCGGTCGGATCGGGGAAGAGCACAGCCTGCTGCTGGGAGTTGTTCAGGCGCCTCCAAGAGCAAGAGCCTGGACCGGACGGCATACGCCGCAGCCGCTGGGCTGTGGTCCGCAATACCTACCGCGAGTTGAGCGATACGACAGTCAAGACCTGGCTGGACTGGTTCGACGATGTGGGCGACTTCATCAATCAGGATATGGCGCACCGGATTAAGTTCGCGGACGTTGAGGCCGAGCTGCTGTTCCGTGCGCTGGACCGACCAGCCGATGTAAAGAAACTGCTGTCGCTCGAATTGACCGGCGCCTGGGTCAACGAGGCCAGGGAAGTACCGAGGGCAGTGGTTGATATGCTGCAGGGTCGTGTCGGCCGCTACCCATCCAAGCGCGAAGGCGGGCCGACCTGGCTCGGGGTCATCATGGACACCAACCCACCAGACAGCGACCACTGGTGGTATCGGTTGTTCGAGGAAGTAGCCCCCGATGGCTGGCGTCTGTTCCGGCAGCCAAGTGGCCGGGGGGCGGATGCGGAGAACCTCGAGAATCTGCCCGATGGTTACTATGATCGGCTGCAGGCCGGCAAGGACGATGAGTGGATCGCGGTTTACGTCGACGGCGAGTACGGATTCATATCTGAGGGCAGGCCGGTCTATCCCGAGTTCCGCGACCACCTGCACGTTGCGAAGGAGTCCATCGAGGTGCTGGATGGCACCCCGGTTGTGATCGGCATCGACTTTGGCTTGACGCCGGCGGCTGTGTTCGGTCAGCGTGATGTGCGGGGCCGCTGGCGCTGGATACACGAACTGGTCACCGAGGACATGGGAGCGGTCAGGTTCGGTGAGCTGCTGCAGAACGAGATGGCCTCACGCTTCCCTGCTTGCGAGTTCCAGGTATGGGGCGATCCGGCAGGCGACCAAAGGGCGCAGACTGACGAAACCACACCCTTCCAGATCCTGCGGGCCAGGGGCATCAAGGCACGCCCGGCACCGAGCAATGACTTCACCCTGCGGCGTGAATCAGTGGCTACTCCGTTGTCGCGCCTGGTCGATGGCGAGCCTGGCCTGCTGATCTCACCGAGTTGCACCACACTGCGCAAGGCGATGGGTGGCGGCTACTGCTACAAGCGGGTGCAGGTGACTGGTGATGAGCGCTTCCACGATAAGCCGGACAAGAACCAGTACAGCCACGTTGCGGATGCAGCGCAGTACCTGATGCTGGGAGCGGGTGAGGGTAGGGCAATCCTCAAGCACCACACACCAGGACCAAATAAACCAATCCAGGTCGATCAGGGCTGGAGTGTCTTTGGTTGAGCTACTACGTCATAGCGTTCACACACCAGGGAGCGCCACGCTGGTGGAACCGTTTTCTGCATCCCCGGGCGCTGCATGTCTTTGCGTTCAAGTGGACGGGCAAGCATTGGGTGATGGTGCATCCGCGCATAGCGTACCTCGAGGTGCAGGTGCTCGACCACACAAGCGAGAGCGACATCCGCACCATCGTGGAAAATATGGCGATAGAGGGTCTGGTCAAGGTAGACTTCAATAGACTGGATACAGAACGTATCCGGGTGCCGTGGATATTTGGACCTTGGACCTGCGTGGAGCAGATCAAGGCGCTGCTCGGTATCCGTGCATGGTGGGTGCTGACACCACGGCAGCTTTGGATGTACTTAAAATGATAAACGTGAGGGGGGAAGGATGGAGGATCGCAAAGGGTCGCCTACCTGGCGGCGTGTTTGGCGTTTTGAAAATGAGGATTACACCCAAGCGCGGCTAGAGCCGTGGATTTGCTACGGTGGTGGTGGTGGGGGTGATGGTCCTACTTTATATGGTCGTGGGGATGATAAAACCATAGGTAAGTCGGCTGGTGGTGGTAGACCAGTCAAACTTACCGATTCCAGACTTTCAGGTGGGAAAAGTAATCCCTACATAAGTAATATAATCAGCCCGACCGACCGAGCTGCTGTGTTATCTGGTCGGCGTGTTCTTACTGACGTAGATTTGGATCGGCTGCACGAAGGCAAGTTGCTGCCGCCTCCAACAAAGCAGGTACAACCCGAAAAAAAAGAAGAGCCGAAACCAGAGCCGAAACCAAAACCAAAGCCGAAGCCGAAGCCAAAAGAGCCGGAGCTCTCATCGTGGGATAGTTGTTTCATCGAAGGCGTGCAGGTGGAACTCGCTGATGGAATAGAAAAAGATGTAGCTGAAATCTCTGTCGGTGATGTCGTTAAAACGAAAGATGGCGAGGGGGCAGTTGTCAAGGTGTTTCACTCAAAGGCCGGTAAACAACGGCTGTATGGCTTTAATGAAAAAGAGCCATTTGTGACAGAAGCGCATCCGTTTATGACGCAAGACGGGTGGAAAAAAATATCCGAGGTAAAAGTAGGCGATACCCTTTACCGTAATGGTCTTGGTCTGGATACGGTTGAGTCTATCGAATCCAAAGATGTGCCAGAAGACACCCCGGTGTTTAACTTCCACGTTGACACGCATGAGAATTATTATGCGGCTGGTTATCTGGTTCACAATAAGCAAACTCCAGCACCCTCTATCGACGATATGGTGGCGGATATGCAAGCAAAATATGACGCTTACGCTAAGTCGATGGCTGAAGAGTATCAAGCGATGCAGGAGGGACTTCAAGCCCAACAGGAGCTGCTGCTGGCAGAACAAGTAAAAACAGAGGACGCGAAAAAGAAACTTAAACATCGCCGCAAATATGGTCGCCTCTCGCTGCTGTCGGGGTCGGAGTTGGGAATCGTAGACAAGCTCGGTGTGGCCTGATACGCCATGAAATACCAGAAGCCCAGCGAGCTGGGTAGTACCGAAGACTTAGTGCAGCGGTTCAAGGCTGCTAAAAAACTCCGCTCATCCTGGCAGTCACATCTGCGCGAGTGCTACGAATA